TTTTGAGTTAAAAAAGTTCCTCCACCGTTCATTATTGAACCTCCTTATTCATAAAATTTTCTATAATTTCATCTATTCTTGAAAAACTATATTCTTCATCATCTTTTAATAAAACATTCAATATATCTTTTCTATTGGAATATTTTTTACTTGCGATAATTTGTTCTTTTGAATATAGAATTTCATCATCTTTTTTTGTTTTAGTTGCCATTAGTCCCTCCTATCTGGTTTTACATCTGTTTTTAATTCTTCCATAAATGGATCTTCTTCTCCTACTTTTCTTACAAATGGTTTGAAAGTTATAAAGTAATGAAGATTCCCATCTATAAACTGTGAATTTCTATCTAAACCTCTTAATAAATCTCCTTCTTCAGTTTTGATTAATTCCAAAGTATTATTTAATTTTTGTGCCATTTCCATTAATTCCCAATTATCATCCTCATTCTTAGGAAAATACTGAATATCTAAATCTATTTTTTGTTTATATCTATTCCCTAATACCTGTTTTTCATTAGGATTTAATAGCTGAATAAAAAAGCAAGGCTCTTCAAAACCTTGCTTAATCTTATTTACATATATTTCTACTTCTGGAAATATTTTCTCAAGAGTATTAGATATAGCACTTACTACTCTACTTAGCATTACCAAACACCTTCTTCAATATACTATCTAATTTCTTTTCTAATATAGCATCCATATTTTCTTTTATTTCATTCTCTGAAATAGTTAACATAAATCTACCAGGAACCCAAGCTCTTTTTAACTTCTTTCCAAGTACAGGAACAAATCTACCTGGTGTTTGCCTATGTCCATACTCAACATAAGAAGCATAATGGGTAGGATTTATAACTTCAACTGAATACAAATTACCATTTTTAAAAACTTGACCTATAGTCCAGTTTCTTCTTAAATTTCCACCATTTTTTTTAGTATTTGGAACTTTCTTTCCATCAACTGTTTTAGATGTTTGAGCTAAATAACTATAATCTCCAACTGGTGTTCTAAAAATTACTTTTCTTAATAATAAAGCTCCTAAAGATTTTACAAGACTTGCCATTATTTCAGCTTGATTTTTTTGTATATTTTCTAAATTCTTTTTCATTACTTCCAATCCAGCCATATTAATTTTTACAGCTTGTCCCATATTAAGCTCCTTTATTATCAGTTACTAAAATAACTTCTTGATGTATTGAATATATAGCAGGGATACCTGAAGCTTTATAAGTTTTAGATATCCCATTTCTAGTTACAACTATTTTTGAATTTTCTTTTATTTCTACTTTATTTGAAAGAAATAATTTTATAACTTGATTTGTTATTGCTATTGAAGGAGTTTCATTTGTAGAAGATATATTTTGAAATGAAATTCTACAAGGAATATTCTCTTGAACTAAAATTTCTTTAAACTCAGTTGTTTTAGTTTTTGGATCCTTTACTTTTTCAAAATTATAAATACTGCAAGTATCTCTCCATAACTTTTGTAAATTTCTTACCATTGTAATCTCCTATATCTATATAGCTCATTATCTTTACCAATTAATAAATCATTTAGCATAATCTCAAAAAGTTCTTCAGGTGTTTTTACTGTATCAGAATAAGTTTCAGTTGTATCCCCTTCTTTAATAGATTTTAAAACAGAGGAGAAATCATAATCTTTAAGCTCTCCATTGAGCTTTTTAAAATTAAGTATTTCTCCTACTGCTTTATCTATTAATATATATTTTAGTCCATCTGGAATACTATCAAATGTATAATTTTGATTTGTAAAATTATTAATACTAGATAAGGCTTTATTTAAAAAATATTCTATGCTTGTAGCTTCATCTATTTTAAATAATTTTAGCTTTTCAATTATCATTTCTTTGAAATTTTCCATAATTATCCTCTTGAAATTATTCTAACTATTGGGATAGACTTGTGGTCTATTACTTCTCCATCTTCTGATTTTACTAATTCCCAGTTAGCACCTTTTTCTAATTCTGTATCATCAGGTGATATTGTAGTAGATGTTTTATAAGAAATTCCAAATGGAGCATAACATAATCTTTTTCTTGATATCAAAGTATCTTCTCCACCATTTTTATATGGATTTCTTGCCATTTCATAAGGATGTAATGTTCCTAAATCTTCATAATCAAATGCTCCTACTCCTAGTAAATAAGTATTATATTTCATTCCTGTTGGAACTAATGCAGCATATTCACCTTCTTTAGCAGTCCATTTAGAGTCAAATTTAGCTCCATTTACTGTTGCAACAGCAACTTCTTTTTCTCCTGTTCCAGCTGTAGTAATTTTTAATGCTTCAGGGTGTGATGCTGTTACTTTTGCATATTTTTCTCCAGTAAATTTTTCAGCTGGCATAGCATCATCTATAAATACAACTCTACCATTCCAAGTAGCTAATCCTACTTCTCTTTGCATTCCATTTGCATCAGTTTGAGTAAAGTATTTTATAATTTGCAAATTTTCTAGGTTTGTAGCAACTGTTGAGTGCATAATTGCCATTTTGATAATGTTTTTATTATCTCCACAAGCTTTTTGTGATGCACTATTTAAAGTTGTCGCTCCTACTTCTCCATCTGCTCCAGCTTTTTGAGTTATATCATATGTATGTGCTTCAACAAACTTAGCTTCTTCTCCACCAGTCATTGAGAATACACCTTTTAATATTTTTATTAAAGTATTTTGATAAACTTCAGCCCAATAATCAACTAATTGAGCAGCAACATTATCCATGAAATTAACTCCACCTGTTATATCAAATGAAAAGTCTTTTTCAGTCCATGCTGCCATTCTACCAATTGTAATTACTCCTCTATTATATGTTTTTGTAGATCCTGCAGTTAAATCTGTGGAACCATTATAATTTAAAGGTGTTCCTCCTATTTTACCAAGCATAGGTAATACTGCATAATGAGTTCCTGTTTGGTTTGCAAAAGCATCATGTATTTCCTTATTGCCTCTAATTGCCCCACATTTTAATAATTCATTCTTTTTTGTGTTTGGTATTCTGCTAGAATACTTTCCAAATGCCTCAGCATTAAATGTTTTTGCATCAAAATATTTTGCCATTTTTCATCTTCTCCTTTTTTATAAATTGTTAATATCTAAGTTAGGATTAGCTTCTAACATAGCTACCATTTCTGAATAAGTTTTTGGTCCATCTCCACTAGGTGTTTTATTATTTCCATCACCAGGTTTAAATCCATTTGGATTAGCTGGTTGCTTTTCAATCTCAAATAAATATGGATCTGACTTTTTCAAATTAGATAATTGTTCTTCTAATCCTACAACTTTTCCATCTTTTAAATCTGCTTTTTCTAAGTCTAATAAAGCTTTTATTGCTTTTGAGTTCTTCCCTTTTGCTCCAGTAATAGCAATTTCAACTGCATTATTTAACTGTAAATCAAATAAGTCTTTTGCATATTTTTCAGCAGCACTCTTATTATCATTTTGAAGTTTCTCAATTTGAGCTTTTAATTCTTTATTATCTCCCACAGATTTTTCTAACTCTTTTAATTGCTTGTCTCTTTCTGCAAGCTGTGATTTTAAAGAATTTTTTTCTTCCACAATTTCATTAAATCTTCCTTGTGGAACCATATTTACATATTTTTCTGTTACTATTGTTGCTTGTTCATCAGTTAGTCCTAACTTTATTAATTCATCTTTATTCATTTATTTGCTCCTTTCATTTTTAATGTTGTATGTCAACAATTTAGCTCTTATTCTTTATCGTGTACAATACTAAAAACACGAATTATCTTTATAATAATTGAAATTATTTGAAGATAATCACTCTCCTTTGCAATAAAAAAGCACCTAGAATTAACTAAGTGCTTTCTATTATTATGCTATATCTTTTAAAAATATATTTAAGAAATATTGTTGCCCTTTACCAGTAATCTTTGGTGTCTTACTTATTTCAACTTCTCCACTTGAGTGAAGCACTGGACTTTCTTTTATTTCAAATAATCCTAAGTCCATAGACCTTTGAGTTGGCATATTATAGTCTGTTCCTATTTTCTTTATTAGATATCCATTCTCTCTTAGCCAAATGAATAGTCTTTTTTCTCCCATATCAATTCCATTTTGCTTTATTAACTTTGCCATTTCTCTAACTAATATGGTATTTTTTGCTATTGATACTGCTTCAGCAAATAATACTTTTGGTTTATCTTCTTTCATCTTATCTTCAAGTTCTTTATTTTTTGCTTTTTCTTCTTTTAATCTAGTTGCCATTTTTATTATTAAATCTGGATTGTCTAATAATTCATCTGTGGCATACATACCATATTTTCTAATGCTAGGTAATATTTCATCACATACTCTATCTTGAAACTTTCTAGCTACTTCATTATCAGCTTTCATACAAAGTTTATAAAATATATTTTCTTGAATATATTCAGGTAAATCATCTTCGGAATTTATAATTCCGAATTCTATTAACCACCCTTTTAATGCTTGTTTATTTATTCTTTCATATTTTTTTCCATTTTTTACTTCTCTTTTTATAATCCCTAATCCCCTTGCTACATCTTCAAGGTTTAACCAGGCAGTACCTTTTTCGTCTATATATCCTCTTACATTCTTTATTGTTATTATTTCATTTTTATTATTTAATTTATTCATTTTCTACCTCCATTAATCTTTTAAACGGATCATAATTGCTAAGATTATATTCTTCATCAATAGTGTTTACTATCTTTCCATAATCAAAGTACTTGTGTTGAGTTAGTTCTATTACATCTATAATAGCTCTTTCAAACTGCACAAATATTCTCTTGTCTCCAACATAATTTTCTTCAACTTCATTCATAAGATTAAATAATTTCTTCTTATGTTCTGTGATATCATCATTTAAAATTCCTTTTTCTGTTGCTAATTCAATAAATGTTAATAACAAATTCTTATTTTGCTTTTCCATAAAAAAATACCTCCATTCAAAATATAATTGATAGAAGTACTCCCTTATGATATAATAGATTTCATAAGAGGGTAACTTCTTGTACCAAGAATAGTTTATTTATCCGCCAAGATAACTAATAAACTATTCTTTTTATTTTTCATCTAACTTTTTAATTCCTCTCCTTACTGCTTCCATTTGATTTACTTTTTCTTTCAAACAATATTCAGTTAATATTTTTTTACTTTCTTCATCAATTCTAACAGTTATTTTATAAGGTTTTGGATTATCTGTTGGACGACCTAATTTTTTAGTCAATTTCTCCACCTCCTTTTATGACTGTCTTAATTTTATATTATGACTGTCAAAAAGCCAAGAGAAATTTTTAAAATTTACTTTTTTCTCTTTTAAAGTTATAATTCAATATAGGAGAGGGGGCTCAAATATTGAATTAGGAAAGGAGGGGTAAATCATGACTTTTGATGGTGCATTAGTAAAAGAACAAGGTGTTACTTTTGCCATAGTTGTTGTAAAATCTTCTGTTCTATCATCATCTACCAGAGAAGAAACGAGAGCAAGTTTCTCTCAATTTTTTCCTACTGGAATTCCAATAATTTTAATGGCACAAAATTCCAAAGGGATTCCAACTTATCATGGTAGAGAAGATATAGTTAAATTTTTAGCAAGTATTGATTTTAGAAGAATACCTTGGAAAAAATATACAGTTAATTAGTTTCACCAGAGGGCAAAAGCCCTCTTTTTATATGGTATCCATTTTTTAAATTCTCTACAACTTCTAATTTTTCATTTACAATAATATTACCTATCCAATTATCTTTATTATCATAAATTTGAAGTATAATTCCTTTTTCGTTCTCCATAAAATCCTCCTTCACAAAAAAAGAGAGGATAAAACCTCTCTTAAATTGTTTTATTTTATTTATAAACCAAATACAGCTTCAAAAGCATTTTGAAGAAATCCTTTTTCTTCTTTCTTCTCTTGTGGAGTATCTTCAATAGGTGTTTGGTATCTTTTTAAAGCTTCACGTTCAGCCAATTCAGCACTAACAGGTTCTACATAAGTTGATGGTACTTCATTATTATCTGAACTTGTTGAAGTTTCTATTTCTCCTTTATATTGAGTTGCTATATAATTTATAACCATTCTTTCAACATCAGAAGTAGGTACTGTACTTAACCACTCACTATAAAAATCATCATATTTTTCTCTAAAATATCTACTCCAACTTGAATCAAATTTTAAAGTTCTAAAGAGTTTAAACCATTCTTTTTTAGTAGCACTTCTTTTTTCTCCATCAGGCATTTCAAGAGTAACTTTTTCTTTTAAATTTATGCCTTTAAATGTGGGAACTGTTGCTATTTGTTGTCCACCACCAGTAACTTTGAAATAAACATCAAATCTATCTTGATATTCATGTCCAACTAATTTCCTATAGCCTTTGTACTCTCCTTTTTCAACTGGAACATCATTTAATTCAGCCATGATATTGAATGAAAGTAAAAGCATTAAAAACAATAAAAATCTTTTCATAAAATCCCCTCCTAATAGTTATAATATTATTTGTACTATAAATGTTAGAGTTTGTCAAGAGATAAAACAAAAAATGACAATTTTAATATAATTACAACCTCTTTTAACAGAAAAATTTTTAAATATGATATAATTTTTCTCAGGAGGTGAAACTATGAAAGATTACTTTGTTAGTGTTTACCAAGTTCTCAAAGCTATTGAAGAAAGTTCTTATAATAATTCATTTGACTATGATGAAACTCTTAACTTAGAAAAATTAAATCTAAAGGAATCAGAACTTATGGTAATCATTGAGAATATTATTGATGATAAACTTGTAAAAGGTCTACTTATTATTCCAGGTATGTCGGGTTTTAAAGCTGCAAACCCAAGATTAACCACAAATGGATACTTTTATTTAAAAGATAATTCTGAAATGAAAAGAGCCTATAACTTTTTAAAAGAAGTTAAAGGTTGGATTCCTGGTTTGAGTTAAAAAAAATTTTTATTGTTCTAAATGCTAATTCATTATTTTCAAACTTTTTATTAAGATAAAACTTATTATCAAAATAAGATTTTAAGTTTTTCCATTCTTGAAGTGATACTCCATTCATTGCTTCAAGAATTTTTTTTATTTTTTTATCCTCCATAGTTTACCTCCAGTAAAAGAAAAAGAGAGTTAAAAAACTCTCTTGATTAATCTTTGATATTATACTCTTTTTTAATTTTTTGTATTTCCTTTGCTAATTCTTCTTTATATTCTTTTTCACTAGAAAAAACACCTTGTTTAAAAAGAATTGACATATGTAGCTTTACTGCTCTCAATCTTTCTTCATAAGTTGATTTAGAATGTCCTACTACAATTGGAGGTGTAGTATCGTTCCATCTTGAATCAGTAAATAAACCTTCTTTTTTCTGCTTTTTTTCAAATTCTTTTTTTAATTCCTCAAAACTTTTATTACTCATAATTATAGTTCCTCCATTAAAATATAATGAATTTTACTTGTATCATACCTATCTACAACTTTAAATTTTTTGCCTCTTTCAAATAAAACCTCTTGTTCTCCTTTATTTAAAGTAGATATATTTCTAGCAGTTTTAGATATTATAGTTAACTGAACCTCTCCACTAGGATTATATATTTCACCTATTGTTGCCGAGGTGTAAGCAGGATATTCAATCTCATTACCAATATTATAAAGCTTTAAAAATTCTTCTAAAGCTTCTTTACCTTGTAATTGAAAACTTAAACTTCTAGTAACTTGTCCTTCGTATACAGGTATTTTTTCAAGTGCTTCATCTAATAATTTAACCCATTCTTTTTGGTCTTGATTTAAATTTATTCCATTTCTAAGTGCTTCATTTATTTTATAGGAATCTGATCCAATATATCTCATTATAGCAGATTTTTGATTTAAAGTTAAACCTAACACATCTTTTTTAATATATTGGTCTTTCCATTCCTTATAATTCATGTACTTAATTTCTTTATACTCTCCATTTTCATCTCTTGATGCTCTTGTAGGTTCATCATCAAAGTATGGAGCTATAACTGTTCTACAATGAGAATGAAAAGGAGGCACTGTTACTCCTATTTCCTGGTCCGATATATTAAAAACTTTTCCATCCATTTCTTGACAAATTTCAGAAGTATGTAAATCCAAAGTTGCAACTATTTCATATTTCTCAACATCTATACTTTTGAAAGCTTCTATCTGTGCTTTTGAAGCATAAGCAGCAGATTCTGTTTCTAGTAATCTTCTTGCAACATACTCTTTATTTTTTATCTTATCAGAAACAAATTTAGATATATCTTCAACAGCTTCATCTAATGTACTACCAGTTATAAAAGATTGAGTAATTTTAGTTCTCAATGTATTTATTAATTGTTCCTTATCTTGCCAAATCCTATCTGAAAAAGTTTTCCCATCTTTTAACCAAGGCTTTCCTATGACTTGATTAATCTTATTTCTATCTAAAGTAGCAAAACTTGTTTTAAGATTCAGGCCTTTTGAAATTTCATACAATGAGTGATAATAAGTATCTTCATAATTCTTTATTAAATAATCTTCTAGCATCTCATTTTCTTTATTTCTTAAAATTTCAATACTATTTTTAACTTGAAGTTGTAAAGCCTCCAATCTTTGAATATGTACTCTTGCAGAAGCATTTTCAAGTTCTTTTTTCCAAGTTCCACTCTTGGCTTTTTGAGTATATTCTGCTAGGGTCCATTTGAACTCTTTTAATTCATCTTTAGTTAGTAATTTTTTAGCATCAGCTAATGATATTTGATTATTATCAGCTATTCTAATGTACCATTTTTCAATATCACTTTTTATTTTATTTTCTGCTATTTTGTATTGTTTCTCAATTTCTTTAGCATAAGCTTTATTTGATATATTTCTTTGTTTTTCTTCTTCTTCAAATCTCTTAGTCCAGTAATTACTCATTTAAATCAGGAACTTTTTTAGTTCCAAAATCTCCTGGATAAGGATCTAATTCTTTGTTTTCTTTTTCAAGTTGTTTTATTTCTTCATCAACATTGTTAACCCAAGGATGTTGAGTTATTATAGTTTTTTGAGATACAATACCAACACTAGACTTACAATTATTAATTGTTTCAGATTCATTTACTAAAACATCTCTATTAAAAACTATTTCAAGAGTTTCATTAATATTTAAAGCTTTATTTATGAACCACATCAATTCTTCAAAAGAAGCTTGAAATTCTACTTCCATTTGATTAGCATCTAAATCTATATCAGAATACATTGATTGAATATTCATCTCATTAGGATTATTTCCAAGTCTTTCATCCTTAGCATCAAAACCTCTTGCATTTTCTATTATTGCTTTTTTGAGTAATTTAATTATTAAAGCATAATTTTCAGAGTTAACTTCTATCTGTAAAGCTTCAAGTCCACCTTTTCCACCATCAGTATTAGTAACTTTTACTGCTCTATATGTTGCTAAGTTTCTTCTAAACTCTCCTAAATTCTCTCCATCATAGTTAGTTAAGATTAAAATTGTACTTCCTGCATCTTCCATCATATTATCTTGAAATTTAGAGATTATTTCATTTAAGGCATCTTGTAAGCATTTAACTCTACATATTAAAGGTTGCTCTAAGTTACTACTTCTAAAAGGAATTAATGGAACTTTCCCCCAGTTGTACGTTTCTTCTCCTATTGCTATATAATCTGAATGTCCTAAAGGTTTCAAACTATCATTCCAAATAAAAAAGTCTACTCCATTTCCTGAGTAAACTTCTACTTTTTTAACTGGAACTAAACTATTATGTTGAAACTCTAAGACTTCATATAATCTAATAACTAATTCTAATTCATCTTTATTGTTATCTGTCCATATTGGTAATATTTCAGAAGGTTCAAATTTTCTAAATTGTAATTCACCTTTTTGGTTAAAATATGGATATATCCAACCTATTCCACCATTTAAGCTATCTTCTCCTAAATTTCTTAAAGTCCTTAGAAACTTATTACCAAATAATTTTAAAACATCTTCATTTTTACAAACAAAAGTTGGTTTCTTAGCCAAAAGATAATTAACTTTTTGGTCAACCATTTTTGAATATTGGTTATCCACAAGTTTGGAATTGACTAAATTATTTATTTCTTCTAATCTACCACCTTCAACTATTGCTTTCCTTTTTTTACTTAATATATCATGACTTCCTTTGTAATATCTTTCCCCATTCACCTGGTCCACTCTAGTTTTTGAAGAAAGCCATTGACATATTAAATATTCAAGTTTTCTAATATCCATATTTTCCACCTTTGGTTTTTTAAATAGTTTTTTTATCCATTCCCACATTATTAACTCCTATTCAAAAGATAATCCTGATATTTTATTACATTTCTCAGCTATCCCTGTAAGGACATCAGGAGCATCATCATGTTTGTTTTTTCCTTCCTTCTGATAAGTAGTTATAGCTTTATAAAATTCAGGCCACCTATCAGCCCAGTTAACTGGGAAATAAATATGTTCCATAACCCAAGTTGCATTAGACAATATTCTAGCTCTTTTATTTTGAGTTTGATGAAACCATCTAACTTTACAACGATTACTATTATATTTTTCTAATAAATGTTTATCTACTGCTCTTGCAAAACCTCTACCACCATTGTTGGATTCTATATCAGCTTCTTTTATATTATTCTCAATTAATATTTTAGCAGTTGCTGGTTCTGTTATCTCCATAGGCTCTTTTGTATATAGAACATCTAAAATATATGCTTCCTTATTATATACTCCATAACAAATAGAACACAAATAATCTTCTCCAGTATCTGCTGTATCTGTATAGTTTTTATATGCAGTAAATAATAAATTGTTATTTGAATCCATAGGCAATTGATTATATGTTTTTATACTGCTATATAATCTACCTTTGATGTCTATTGGCTCTTGCTGATAGTTGGCATATACAATTTCTTTTGCCATATTCTTAGTTTTAAACTCAAAATCCTCTAATGATAATGTCCCTTCATCAAGTGGAGTTCCATCATCATTGATAGCTTTATAATTTATATGAACCACATCATCATAATTAGATAAAATAAAACCAGCTAGGTCATTACTTGCCCACCTGGTCATTATGATTATTAATTTAAAACCTTTTTCTGTTCTTGATAACATAGTATTAGTAAACCAATCGATATGCTTTTCAAGGACATTAGAGTTATATGCTTCTTCAGAATTTTTTATTAAGTCATCTATAACTATTAAATCTGCTCCAAATCCTGTTGCAGTTCCTGTTGGAGATGTTGCTAAATAGTTTGCAACTTGACTTCCTTCCAAAGCCCACTTGTTCATTGAAGCTTCTCCATACTTTATTTTTGTATCTGGGAATACATCTCTATAAACTGTTACCCCTTGTGTCTGTTCTGTTGCTATCATATCTCTTACTTGTTTAGCAAATGTAGAAGAAAGAGTTTCATTATATGATCCTGTCATAATTTTTAATTTGTTATTTCTTCCTAGTAACCACTGAACAAATAAGGTTGCTGTGTAAGATTTACCGAATCAGAGTCGAGGGGGCATATTAATAACTAATATCTTTTTATTAGAATCAATAAAACTTTGCAACTGATTACATAAATCTTTTAAATATTCTTTTTTATCATTGTAAAAGTCTTTTTTACCTAGTAATTTACAATAATACCAAAAATCTCTCCTAGCTAATTCTTTCTTAGCCTCTAATTTTATTAATTCTTTATCATACACCCCCACAACACCTCCTTTAAATAAAAAAAGCACCTAGAATTAACTAAGTGCTTTACTGTTATTATTTATTTAATGCTAACATTGAGTTTAAGTTCATATCTCTACCCTCAATCTTATTTATATTGTCTTCTGTTTCAAATACTATATTTGATAATTTATCTACTTCTCTTGTAATAGATACTACCATATTTGATAACAGATTTAACTTGTGATATATCTCACTTCTTACATCATCTGCTTCATTTGATAGCTCTTTAATCTTATTCCAATATTCTATCTTATCTATTGGTATCATCACTGAGCTTGAAAATGGTAACTTCTCTTGTGTTATATTTTTCTTTAAAGCTTGTTCCATTTTATGAAATTCATTGATATAAGTTGCAGTAAATATTGCTCCTTTTTTACCAGTTAATTTATGAGCTAAAAATTCACAACCTTTTTTTGTTATATCATATCTTCTTAAAGTTCTATTTATTTTATCTTTATAACTTGTTTCTATAAAAAATTCATTCAATCCAATTTTGGTTTCAATTAGGTACTTCACATTTTTAGCTATATCTCTTAATAAATGTGTGTGTTCCTTACCTAAAATTTTTGCCACTTCTCTACTATCCAAAACTAACTTTTTTAATTCAAAATTCATCCTATTTTATCTCCTTTCAATTTTTGTTGAAAGAAAAATCAATATATAGTATAATATTTATAGAAAGATTTTTCTTTCAGGTTAATAGAGTATTAAACTTCTTGGTCGGAGAGCAATACTCTATTTTTTTTAATCTTCTGATAGAACCATATTAATTCCTATCCTTAAAAAATCACTTCTAGTAATATTTTTTTCTTTGCAATAAGTATCAACTTTTAGACTTGTTTCTTCATCTATTCTTGTTCTTATTTCAATAGTTTTAGGACTTCCAATAACAGGTCTACCCATTTTCTTTTTTGTAGCTTCCATTTTTACACCTCCCAACTTATTCGCTACAAATATATTATAATTTATGTAGCGAATAAAGTCAAGAGAAATTTTTAATCTTTTATTATTTCTTTTAATTCATCAGTTGTAAGATTGGCAAATGGATTAGAGTTTATATTCCCGTTTACCTCAACCTTTTGAGTATACTCTCCATCCATTTTGTTTAATATATCTAATGCTTTTAATCTATCAGTATCTTTAACAGCTCCATCTTTTATCATTGATGTTAAGAACTCTCTTCTCTCTATTGCTGTCATAATTCTATTGCCTTTTGCTTTTTCTTGTAGTTCTTCAATATATTTTTGAATATTAGTATTTTTTAGTAATTTATCAGCATTTACTCCTGCGTACTTTTCTTTATATCCAGCTTTTATTGCAGCTTCAGTAGCATTTCCACTAGCTACATAAAACTCACAGAAAGATTTTTGTCTTGCATTTAATTTCATGCTACTTCACCTCCAATTTTTATAAATAAAAAAAAGACTTTTTAATGAGAAGTCAATAACTCATCTCTTCTTGGGGGAGAGAAACAAAAAATTTAAACATTCATTTAAACTTTTCATATATTAACATTATATAACATATAAAAGTTCATTACAAGGGCAAAAAAGGTGCAAATTAGGTGCATTTTTAAAAAAGATTTTTTATTAAATCTTTTAAAATTTCACTATCAAATATTGATAAACTCATAGTTTCAACTAACTTATTTCTATTTCTTTTAATTGTTGAAGTATCTACATTAAATTTTTCTGCAACATCTTCCATTCTTAATTTTTCAAAATAAATTAGAGGTATTATCTCTTTATACTTTTCTTCTTCTATTGAAGATAATCCATAATCTATTAAATTAATGCCATATTCAAAAAATTCTATTTCTTTTAATCTTTCTTCTTTTATTATCTCTTTCCTTTCCATTTCACTTAAATTATTATTATTGACTGCTTTTATTTCACCAATAGAATATCTTTTCTTAATTTCAATATTATCTAAATTATTTTTCAAATATTCTATTCTATTTTTATAATATTTATAATTTTTTAATAGTTTTACAGTTTTTTGATATGGTGTTAGCTCCTTCTTTTCTATGTTATCATTTTCTTTTAATATCCCTAATTGCCTTTTAACTTCTGTTTGTATTTCCTTTTTTATATCTTCTGTTATCATTTATTACATATCTCCTCAACTTCTACTATTATACCTTTAAACTCTTTTTGCTTTTCCATTGTTATAGATTTTACATATTTATCTGTATCATCATTAATTACTTTACATTTCACTAAAGCATCTTCTATCATTTTAAACAGATAAGCATGATTAGATACATCTAGCCCACTGTTAAAAGACATCTTTATTGATACTGGTCTTTCAAAAGTTTTTTTTATTCCTACCACACTTCTTACAAGGGTAGTTATATAATCTTTATCTTTAGAACGGATATTCCAATGAATTCCTGAATATATTTTATTTAATCCCCAATCTTTACTTGTAATTTCTAATGGTATTTTAAATATACTTTTCATTTATGCAACCTCTCCTTCTTCCTTTTCAATATTAGGTAAAATACCATTTTCTTTTAATAAATTGTATAAAAATATTCTTCCTTTTTGTGTCCAGTACATATGTGTCTTGCTATCTATTGTTCCATCTGTCTTAGTATATGGATTAACTTTTGTTTGAGTATATCCATAAATTGCATATTTTTGATATAAGAACCATAATCCACTTTGTTTATATTGAACTCCTAAATCATGCAAAATCTTATTAAATTCTTGTGCAGATTTTCCATAATCTTTTGCTATTGCAGTTACACTTAATAGCTCTTTACATTGTAAAATTAAATCATAATATAAAGCTTTTGGTTGTAACTCTAATATTTGTTGCTCTTTTATTTTATTATCTAGCTTTAAAGTTTCATTTTCTTTTCTTGTTTTTCCATATTCAATTAGCATTTCTCCAATTTTTTCAGGCTCTTTTATCATTAAATTATAGATATCATCAGTTAAATACATTCCAGTTTTCCTTATACTTGGTAATATATCACTTGTTACCCATTTTCTAATTTTTCTAGCATTAGGTTTATTGCTATCAAGTATACAATCATACAATCCATCCTCATTAACAAATGTCATTTTAGTTAAACGTTCTCCAAACCCAGTATTTATGTATACCTCATTTTCAATGAGGCATTGTGAATCTAATCTAGTTTTTACTTGTGATGGATTCCCAATTTCTAAAATGTCACATATATCTTTTAAACAAAACCAAGCATTATTATTTTTATCTACAATAGTTCTAACTTCTCCAAACTCATTATTTTTAAATATTTGTATTTCATTCATCTTTAGTTCCTCCCTTAAAATAATATTATTCCTAATTCCACTATTGCTATTACAACTGCTGTTGTCAAATAAAATCTATTCAAAACTAAATCTACTTTAGCTATTGTCAATTACTTATCTTTGATAAAGCATTTTTTATTTAGTTCGTAGTATTCATTTTTCCAGTTATTAGCATATGCTATATAAAGTCTTTTTTCATTTTCTATTTTTTTGTTTTCTATTTTTAGCTTTTTAACTTCTTTTTTTAGCTTCTTAGTTTTTCTCATCACACACTCCTATATCTTTAATTTTTATACTTCAAAGAAAGTTTGATTTTTCTTATAGTACTCATATTTCATTACTCCAAGTTGACCCTGTCTGTTCTTCAATATTTGTACTTTCATAAGTTCTTTATATTCAGTTGTTGTTGGCTCTGTTGTTAGCCCTAAGATAGTTGAGGCATCTTGTTCTATTTGCCCACTTTCTCTGAAATCTGCAAGGTATATATCTTTGTCAACTCTCTTTTCAATTTCCCTTGATAATTGAGATAGTGCAATAACTGCTATATCGTAATCTTTTGCTATTTGTTTTAATCTTATAGATACATCAGTTATTTGCTCATATCTACTTGATTTACTAGATTTTACTAACTGTAAATAGTCCACAACTATATAATCAAGCCCGTTTATTTCTTTTTCATTCTTGATGTACTCCTCTAATTCATCAATTTTAAAGTTTCCATCATAAAGAATTAAATTGCTTTTTCTTAGCAACTTTTTGAATAAAACATTTACTAACTCTTTTTCATCTGCTGTCAATTCCTTAAATTTTTCTTTGTTTGTTAGTTTATCAAGTTCTATTCTAGTTTGGTTGCTGATAATTCTTTGTGCTATTTGTTTTAATGGCATTTCTAAACTGAAAAATAATCCTCTTGAAAATTGTGCCATCATAAGTGCTACATATAGAGCAAATGCAGATTTACCAACTCCAGGTCTTGCTCCTATTATATGCAAATCTCTTTTTGTGAATTTTAGGTATTTATCAAGTCTAAATTTACCAGTCTTGACTACTTCATTTTCTTCTAAACTCTCATAAAACAAACTTTCAAGGTCTTTAATATCAGCTACTTTTATGCTTTTATCATTTTCTTTCACAACTTCGGAATGCAATTCATTGATTTTCTCTTTTATCAATTCATTCGGAGTGTTGGCAAGTTCTATGATACAGTTTTTGTAGTATCTGTTTTCAAGTACCTTAGAATATTTATTAATGTTTTCTTCTAATACTACAACTGGTAATTCAAAAGCTTCAGATAAAAAACTTTTATATTCTTTTTCTTCCAGTAAACTGTCAACTGATAGATTTTTCATTTCATAAGTCTTATATTTTTTTATAAAACTTTGAACTAGACTGGAAAAATATTTAGTTGGGATATTTTTTATTTTATTTTTACAAGCTGTATCATTTGATAAATATAGCATTGATACTAAGGCTTTTTCTTCATAGCATATAGTGTCAATTTTCATCTTACATCAACTCCTTATATGCTTCTTTTGGCTTAGTATAGTGACAGGTCTTTTCTTCCTGCTGGACTTCTTTTAACTCCCAATCATCTTTCAAAGCCTTATATAAATAGCCATCTGCTTTATTATTCTTGTTACAAAACTCTATAACAAACTTAATACGCTCAATAGGTTTATTGAGTTTTATAATGTCATATACTTTTATTTTTCTTACTCCTAAGAGCATTTTTATTTCTTGTTGTAATGCTCCATTAGAATTAATAACAACTTTTTCTTTTTGCTCCTGGTCCTTTATTATATTTTCTAAATTATTTATATTATTATTGTTATTATTTATTATTTCTTCTTTATTATTTATTGCCCCCGTATCGTTTAACGAAGCGTCTAACGACTCGTAAGAGTTATTGATATTATTATCTTTTTTATTTTCTTGTAATAAAGAAGCTATAAAATTTTTTAAACTATTTTCAGGACAATTTTCAAACATTAAAAATAAAAATTCTTTATTCTTAACTTGTGAAATTTCTTTTTTAATTAAATCTTGTACAGGTTTACCTCCAAGATTCAAATTATTTTCTGCCCATTTTAATAAAATAATTTCCCTTGTTTCAGTATCATATTTTATTAATTTATGGTATGTTTCAAATCTTTGTAATAATGCTTGTACAGATTCTAAAGAGTATCCTAAATCAAAAGACATTTGTTTTTTTGTTATAGGATATATTCCAATTTGTGTAGTAAATTCATTTGTCATTAAATATAAATAAAAATATTTATCCTCAGCAGTCATTTCTTCTTGTATATATGTATTACTCCAAAAGTTAGTTTGTATTTGTCTAAATTTAGCCATCTTTTACCCTCCTAATTATCAGCAATTACTTTTATAAAGTCGCTTTCTTCTTCAAATTGATAATTAATTTTTATAGTAGATAAATCTTCTTCATTAGATTCAGAATTTAAAACTGGTTTCAATGTTGATATATAATATATTTCTAAAATATTTGCATCCGACATTGTTTTAGTTAATTTATATTTAAAATAATATCCTTTTCTTTCTTTTAAACTTGAAACAACTCTTGAACCTAAATTTCTACTTTTACCTATATAAATTAGATTTTTATTTTTATCATAAATAAAATACAAACCTTGGGCATAATACAGATACTCCATTGATTTTACAAATTCATTAGATAAAGTGTATTTTTCATTTTCTAAGTAAAAATCAATACTGAATTTTAAATCATTTTTAAAAATTTCTTTTTCTCTTACAAATTTTCTAAAATTATCATTATCAATTTCTTTTGCAATTAAACACACATTTCTTAAAAATTCTTTTTCACTTTCTTGATTAAATCTTAATGAATATGTAAAACTTTTTAAAATATGTTTACACATCTCATCGCCTTTTATAGCTTTATCACATACTTTTTTTAAATCTTCTTTTTCCTCATTTGAAAAAATTCCATTTTTATTTAAAAAATTTTCAAAATGATTAACACTTTTAAAGTAAAATTCTTTACTCATTTTTACCTCCTGTATATTTGGAGAGCTTGTCGACTCTCTTTTTATTAATTCAATTAGTAGAAGCTACATATTAGCCGACAAGCTATTAAGTAGCCCCCACTAATTCAAGTAATAAATTTACTAGATACTTACTAGAAAGCTACTAGAAAGTTACTAGAAACTTTTTAACTTCTTCTTAAAATTACGAATTGACACGAGTAAATATTCTTTTTAGTTTCAATATATTTTTTATCAAAATACGAATTAATAAGAAACTGCAAGAAAAGTTTTACATCTAACAACTTTCCCAGCTACCTAGAATTATCCACAGATTAGGTCTTGCCTTTTCTGTGTTAGGTAAAGATGTAAGATGATTAGTTTTCCCAGTCATAAAACTAATAAAATTTATAGTTGCAACTTATAGACTTGCAACAGTCTATTTGTAAGTGATAAAACATAAGATTCTAAGCTTAAGCCTACCCACATTCGTGGACTTAGTTTTATCCAGTAGCTACACCTTACACAGATAGCCACAAGGGAGGAAACCTAACTCTCGAGGGGTTGAAAGCTAGGGCAAAAATGACTTATGGCTATGTGTCTAAGGACTAGCCTTAGATTTTTAAATGGTCCAATAATTTGGAAATTGATATTTTATTTTTTCCCATATTTTTATATTTTTCTTTTTCTCTTTTAGCTTCTTTTTGAATATTTTTTCAAATTGTTCCTCCTATTTTAGATAAACACATACAGATAAAATTATTAATCCAATGTATAAAACCATTATGTGTTTATCTTTTTTTTCGTTTTCTTTTGCTAACTGTTCTATAAGTTTTAAAAATATATCATTTGAATCTATTAGATTTTGATGATTTTGTATTATAGAATCACAGATGGCTTTTATTATTTCTTCTAGTGTCATATTAACCTTATTTAAGTTGGTAATCATCAACTTAATTTATAAAAAAATTATATACATAATAATATTTTATATAAATCATCAAGAACTTTTTGATTACCTTTTTTACATTCTTTATATAGATATTGTCTACTTCTTCCATCTTTTTTAGCTAAAAAAGTAAAAGACACATTTTTATCTATCATTCTTTTTTTTAGCTCTATAAAACTTTTCATTTTTATCACCTCAAATAAATTATATAATTTAAGTTGTTAAATGTCAACTTATTATTAAAAAAATAAAACCACTGTTTGAAGTGGCTTTAATAACATATTAATTATTTTTAGATTTTAACGATGTTAGAGCTATTTTTTTAATTTCTGCAATGAAATGATTGAAATTAGAATCTCCTAATTTTATTTCAGTTTCTGATATTATACAGCCTTTTGTATTTTTAGATAAATACTGTTCTGGCAATTCATAATAATATGAAGTATAACCATCTAAATTAGTATATAATGCTGAATCTTTTTCAGGATTAACATTCTTCATTTCTTTTACTTTCATATCAATGTCAATTTTTTCTCTTAATTTATTCAATTCTTCCTGTGTTTCAAAAATATACACTGTATATTCTCCAACAAAATTTTTTATTTTTATAGTATTTTTATTGTATTGTACTTCTTCCCTTGAAAATTCTTTTGAAATAATATCTGTATTATAATAATTTTTAATATCTTTTTGGCAAGAAATGAATAAGTAGGATAATTAAAATTTTTTTCATAAAATCCTCCCTCAATTATTTATGTTTTTATCATACTATAAAATTTATAATTATCAAAAGTTACTTTTTAAATCTATATAATAATAGATGATTTTAGACTCTTCTTGATTACAAAAAGTATTATAGCAATCAAGTCCAAAAGACAATATAGAAAAAAATATTGTAACCCATAACAAAATTCTAGTGTAATTCAAATTATTAAAATCAATACTTTTAAATCCTAACTTATTTAACTCATATAAATCGGATGATATAAAATAATCTGATTGAAGATTTTCTAATATAATCATTACTTTTTTGTTTTTGTAAATAATTTTTTTACAATCTACTAAACCACTATTAAATAAAAAAACATCCTCAAAGTTTTCAATATTATAAAAAAAATTATAATTATTTGATAAAATTTCTATCAAGATAAGCAATTCATTAAATTTATTTTTATATCTTATTATTTCTTTTGAAGTTGTAAAATTAGTAAAATTTAATGAAATTTCATCATTTTTTATTTTTATTTTCACACTAACAAAATATTTGTTTAAAATATATTCAAATAATTCTTTAAATTTTACTTCAAGCATAATAGGATTATATTTTATGATAGCTTTAATAATTCCTTTTTGAAATTTTGTAAAAATCATAATTCTATCCAACTAATCTTATCTTTTAACTTCTTTTTATCCCGTAAAACTTTATTTATATAATCTTCTTTTAAGTCACCTTTTCCTTTTAAAATCTTGATATTTATTAAATTATTTTTATATTTTTTATCTAAAATTTCTAAATCATAAATTGCTTCTAAAAAATGAAATTTATTATTAGCACCTGTTAAAATCCCATTATTATCAATATAATAAGAATTATATGTAGATGTAAAATCAATATTTTTTATTTTTGAAAAATTTTTTTTATTTTTTTTATTATAATTTTTTACAAAATTTTCTAGCGTCTCCTTAAATGCCAGTATTTTGTTATCATTTTTTAAATTTTCTATAATATAATCATAGATAAAATTATAATAAGTTGTTGTATTGAAGATATAAGCGAATATTTCTTCGAGTAAATCATTTTTTGAATTTAAGGATATTTCTTTTTCTTGGAAAAGTGAGTTATTTATTAAATTATTTTTTAATTTTTCTTTCTTTAATTCTTTAAATTTTTTATCGCCTAAAAGATACTTTCTTCTCAAATCATCAAAACCTATATATTTATTTAAAGATTCCTCAAGCCTACTATACATAGTATTTTTCAATATATATTTATTATTTAATTCTTCAAGAATTATACTTACTGTATCACCTGTATTTAAAAAAATAGGTAGAGAAATTTCAAATTGTTTATTTGTAACTTTTTCAACATCTATCATATTTCTATACACATCATAAAAACTGTTAAGTATAAGCTCTTTTTCAATTATCATAACTCTTCCTCCTTTATTTTAAATATAGGTATCTTTCTATCTATTTTATATTTATTATAATTGTAAAATTCAAAAAGTTCAAGAATTTTTATGGGTATATTTTTATCATTTTCCAATATATTTTTTATCTCATATTCTTCCTGAGAATTTACACTTATCTCCATCACATCACAAATAAATGTATTATCTTCATTGACTTGTTCAATTTTTAATCTCCAATGTCTATCCTTATTAGTAAAAATTCTTTTCAAAAATTTATTTGCATTATTGTCATCATATTTTATAATAATATTATAATATTTCATTGTATTTTCTTCAAAACAAGTAAAAATTAATTTTGAATTTTTTATATTATTTTCATCATATGTACTTAATACAAAATAATCAACACTTTTTCTATTAATTTTTCTAAGGTTAATAGGTATTGTATTTTTTAAATTATCAACAGGTAATAATTTTCTATTTTTTATTTGCTTTTTTATAATATTCCCTTTTTTATCATAAGATATATCACATTTTTCCTTGTTTATAAATTCTTTGTATCTCAAAAAACCCAACTCCTTAATAAATTATATTTTTTATTTAGATAAAAAATTTTTTTGAATTTATTAAACAGCTTTTCTGCTTGAAATAATTTTAATAACTCTCCCATTAATTTTTAAATATTCTTGTTTTTCTATATCTATTAAAATATCATCATATTCCTTATTATCACTCTTTAAAATAATTATTCCTGTTTTTTCATCTACAACCATTCTTTTTATAAAACTTTCGTCATCATATGTAACAACATAGATTTTATTTTTTTCATACTCAATATCATTTGGATCAACTAAAGCAAATTCTCCCTCAATAATAGTTGGTTCCATACTATTACCTTCTATTTTTACAAAAAAACAGCCATCTGGAAAATCCTCATCTAAGATTGGCATTTTATATATTTCCTGCTCTAAGTTTAAATAGCCGTTCCCTGCACTAGCTTTTCCATACACAGGAAAATAAACAATTTTCTTTATTGCATCTTTTATTTCAAAACTCTCTTTCTTTGTGTGAATTTCTATGTCTTCATCTAAATAACCTACCATTTTAAATAATTTAATTACATCTAATTTTAATGCTTTTGCTAATTTTTTCAAATAAATAGGATTAAGTTTTCTTTTTTTGCCATTTTCTATTCTTGAAATATCCGATTTATCAATATCAGTTTTCATCAGCATTTGATTAGTGCTATAACCTAGTTCTTCTCTTCTATTTTTTAAGAATTCTCCAATTTCTTTTGCTTTTTCTTCTGATAATTCATAATCTTTTTCTTTCATAATAAAAAACTCCTTTTTTCTTTTATTTTATAACTATTGTTGACAAATGACAATAAAAATATAAAAAATAATTAAAAAACAGTTGACATTTGACAACTAAAATATTATAATAAGTGTGTAGATAAGAAATAACAAATTTTTTTAAAGATTAAGTTGATAATTGTCAACTTAATAGGAGGAATATATGAAAATAATAGAACAAATAAAAACAGGAATAGAAGAATTAGAAAAAGAAATATCTTTCTTAGTATCAGATGCTAAGGAAGATGAAGATAGAAACTATATAACAAATAAAAAAGCAGAACTAAAATCACTTAAATGGGTTTTAGAAAACTAAGGAGGGAGTAAAGATGTTAGAAGCAAAAAACAGAAGACAATTAAAAAAACTTTTAGAGGACAAAACTTTAAGAGTAATTGAAAGAAATATATCTGACAATAGTACTTACTTTAAGGAAGTATCTGATGATTTTAGAGAATTCTTAATCTCTCAAATCAAAGGTTTAGATATTACTTACTATGAAAATGGTAAACAACATTTTAAACACGGATATACATATTATTACATTGAAGAAAAGGCAGCTATACCTGTAAAGGTTGAAACTACAATACCTGAAAATGTAAATTGGAATTGATAAGGGGGATAAAATGAAAAACTTTACACTAGAATTTACTAATCACGAATGGAATTTATACACAGAAGATAAAACAAAAGAAGGAGCAGAAGTATTAAAACTGTTCCCAGACTTAAAAGATTTAAGCTATTTAGAAGATGAATACACTTCAATAGTAGCTAGTTGGGATAATTCAGAAAAAGTAGGTTATATAGATGTAGAAATAACTACACCAAAAACTGAAAATACTTACACAATGAATGAAAAATATCACGAGTTTGGAACTTTTATAAAAGACTTAAAAGACTTAGAAAATGAAATAGAAATAGAAAAATTAAACATAACTGCTTGGGAATACGATAAACAAGACCCATACGGAAGCAGAGGACTATCAATGAGAGATTTTATATAGGGAGTGTAAAAGCTCCCTCTAAGGAGGAGAAAAAATGAAAGATTTATATTTTATATCAGAAGAAGCAAAAATAATATTCGGATTATGCGAATTAAATGGAAAACAACAACTTGATTTTTTAGGAATAGATTATGAATATTATTGTGATAGAAAATTAGCTAAAGCTTGGTATGAAAAAACTAAAGGTGAACTTGAAGCTAGTAAACATCCAAATGTAAAAATAGCTATGGAAAGTCTAAATAAAATTTATAAAGGTATGGGAGGGAAAATATAAATGGCATACATAGAAAAAGAAATCGGAGAGAAACTGATTGAAAGAATGTATAAATCAGTAAAAACTTCTATTAAAAATACTGATAAATTAATAGAAGAAAATGACATTGCTGGTTATAACACTTCTTATTTAAGAGGTGTAAAAAAAGGGGAAATTAATTTATTAAAAGATTTTATTAGAGAAATAAGAGAATTGGAGGAGGAATAAAAATGAAAAAAATAGAAAACATAAAAGATAAATTTAATGTTTTTGGACACAAGGTAAGTAGACCATCAATATATAGAGAAATTTACGGAATTAATCAACTTAGTGCATTTGATAGAGATGGCTCATATTCATCTTGGGATTTTGTTGGAACTAGCAGAGAAGTTAATGAATATGAAAAAAGATGGTGCAGCAGAGGCTCAAATGGATTTGCTTTTCTAGGATTTGAAATCTTAAAAGGTTTCAAAGGGCAAACAAGTTACATAGGTAGATTATAGGAGGAGAAAATGAAAAAATTATTAAATGAATTAAAAAACATAGTTGAAGATAATTGCAAATTTGAAATGCAATATCAAATTAATTATGTTAGTAACAATAAACAATGGAGTATAGATGTATGCAGTCCATACTCTGAAAAATGGGTTTACTGCGAATATGGGGATGATTTAAAAGAGTTGTTAGAAAATTGTATAAAAGAAACAAAAAGCTTTATAGATAACTTTGAATGGGAGGAATAAATGCACAGTAGAACACTTCTAAAATATTGGTATAGAATACCATTCCCAAGCAACATAACACTTATGGAAGCTGTGGAAATTATAAAAAAATATATAGAAATGGAGGGAGAAAATGGAGATAAAGGAAAATAAAAAAATTGCAAAAGCAACATTTGTAGACGTAATTAAGTTTAAAGTTATATGGATATTTAAGATTTTATGGAGTGTTATTAACTATCCATTTGATTTATTTGATAGATACATATAGGAGGAAGAAATGAAAACTATAAATATAAAAGGTAAAAACTATGTTCCAGTTGTTGAGAGATT